TTTTAGCAATGCGTGGATTATATTTACAAACAACACCAGTATCTACTATTGAATACTTAAGTAATCCAAGTTTTTTTGCTAATGCTAGAACAACAGACTCTGGTGTACCTACAAAATATACTGTATTAGCATCAGAATTTCAATTTGCACCTATTCCAGATTCAGCATATACATTAAATATGCTTTATTATGCAGCACCTGCATATTTAAGTTCAACAAATTCATCTAATGTATTCTTGGCTAATTGCCCAGATCTATTATTGTATGCAACATTAGGTGAAGCAGAACCATATCTTATGAATGACGCAAGGGTTCAAACTTGGGCTGCATTGTACGATAGAGGTGTAAATTCATTAACAGCGGCAGATGATTCTAGTGAATATACTGGAAATCTTTCAATTACAACAGCATAAGGAAAAATCATGGCAGAAATGAGTAATTATTTAGAGAATGCACTTATAAATGCAACTCTACGCAACACATCATATACATCACCAACAACAGTTTATGTATCATTATGGACTTCAGATCCTACAGATGCAGCTAGTGGTACAGAAGTAAGTACATCTGGAACAAGTTACGCTAGAACATCAGTTACATTTGGAGCACCATCTAACGGTGCATCTACAAACAATGCTGACGTTACATTCCCAACAGCAACAGCTTCATGGGGAACAGTAGGTTGGATCGGTATTAATGATGCTTCTACAGGTGGTAATTTACTTTATCACACAGCATTAGATACAGCTAAAGCAATTGACTCTGGTGATATTTTCAAAATAGCTTCAGGTAACCTTTCAGTTACATTAGCGTAAGGATAAATCATGGCTCTAGTCGTTAAAGATAGGGTAAGAGAAACCACTACGACCACAGGCACAGGCACAGTTACACTAGGTGGTGCTGCTACAGGCTTTCAGTCATTCTCTGTTATTGGTAATGGTAATACTACGTTCTATACTATCCAATTATCCAATACAAATGAGTGGGAAGTAGGTATAGGAACATACACATCTTCAGGCACTACTTTATCTCGTGACACTATCCTAGAGTCTAGCAATGGTGGAACTGCAGTTAATTTTAGTGCAGGTACAAAAGATGTATTTGTGACTTACCCTGCTGAAAAAGCAATTTATGAAGGTAATCTACCTACAAAACTAGTAGTTACAAAAAGAGATACAACTACTGCTGACATTGCTTTAGCTAATGGTTTTCTACCTGTGTTAAATAGAAGTGGCTCAACAATTAATGTTACAGTAAGTTAAGGATAATTATGGCAACTCGTTATGGATTAGTGCTAAATGGCACAACAATACAAGAATTACAGTCAGGTGATAACATCATTGGCTTAACTTCTAGTACAGCACTTCAAAAAGGTGATGGCTCTACTGGTCTTACTGCAGCTACAGCAGGCACAGACTATTTAGCACCTCCTTCAGGCACAGCTATTCTAAAAGCTAATAGTGGTGGTGCATTAGCAAATGCTTCTGCTGGTACAGACTATGTAGCACCAGCAACAGCTACAAACTTTACTGCTAAACAAACATTTACAGGTTCAACATCAGTCATTGCATCTTCATTTATCAATGCACTTGAAACAGCTACTATATCTGCAACAGCTGCTACAGGTACTATCAACTATGATGTTACAACACAGTCTGTGTTATACTATACAACTAATGCAAGTGCTAACTGGACAGTAAACTTTAGAGCATCTTCAGGCACATCTTTAAATACAGCTATGGCTACAGGTGAAGCTATTACAGTCGTATTTTTAGTATCACAAGGTTCTACAGCTTATTACAATAGTGCTGTTCAAGTAGATGGTTCTTCTGTCACACCTAAATATCAAGGTGGCACAGCATGGTCTAGTGGTAATGCTTCAGGTATTGATGCTTACTCATACACCATTGTTAAAACAGGTTCAGCAGCTTTCACAGTATTCGCAGCACAAACTCAATTCAAATAGGAATAGTTAATGTCTTTACTATCACGCCTAGCAATTTCAGCCGCAAGAGCTTATGGTATCTTATCGTCTAAAAGCACTAATGTATCTGCTGACTACCTTGTGGTTGCAGGTGGTGGTTCAGGTGGTGGTTTAGGTGGAGGTGGTGCTGGTGGATTATTAACTTCTACTGCAACGCTTTCTACATTAAATACATATTCTATTACAGTAGGTGCTGGTGGAGCACCTTTTACAGGTCAAAAAGGCAATAATGGAAGTAACTCTTCAATATCTGGAACAGGTTTATCTACTGTAACATCTACAGGTGGTGGTGGAGGTGGCGGTTTTGATTCACCAAACCAAAATGGTAATTCTGGTGGCTCTGGTGGTGGAGGTGGATGTGGAGCAAACGGTCCTTTAGGAACTGGTGGTGCTGGCACATCGGGTCAAGGTTTTGCAGGTGGTAATCCAGTTAGTGCTTCTCCTACAACAGGTAATGGTGCAGGCGGTGGTGGTGCTGGTGCTGTAGGTTCAAATAGTCCTGCTTCAACAACAGGTGGAAATGGTGGAGCTGGTTCTTCATCATCTATATCAGGTTCAAGTGTAACCTATGCTGGTGGTGGCGGTGGTGGTGCATACATATTATCAGGAACAGGCACAGCAGGAACAGGTGGTTCAGGTGGTGGTGGTAATGGCGGTAGAAACGGATTAAACCCAACCGCTGGAACTGTAAATACAGGAGGTGGTGGTGGAGGTTCTGGTTTAACTTCTGCTGGTGCATTAAATACTGCAGTTGCAGGCGGTTCAGGCATAGTCATCATATCTTACACATCTGCTACACCTAAATTCGTAGGTGGCACAATTACTACTTCAGGTGGTAAACAAATACACACATTCACATCTTCAGGCACATTAAGCCCTATTACACCTATTACAGCTAGTTATTTAGTCGTAGCTGGTGGTGGTGGTGGCGGACAAGGTGGTGGTGGTGCAGGCGGTCTTTTAACATCATCAACAACTATTTATTCAGGTGCTACTTATGTAGTTACCGTAGGTGGCGGTGGTGCTGCTTTAACAAATGGTTCTGACTCATCTTTTTCAGGAACAGGGCTTACAACATTAACTGCTATTGGTGGTGGTAAAGGAGGAACTGGTGGCTCTGTAAATGGTTCATCAGGTGGTTCAGGTGGTGGTGGACAATATGGAGGCACAGGAGGTGCTGGAACTAGCGGACAAGGTTTTGCTGGTGGTGCAGGTGGTGGTGCTAGCGTTAATTATCCATCAGGTGGTGGTGGTGGTGCAGGTGCAGTAGGTCAGACTCCAGCTTCATCTAGTGCTAATGGTGGTAATGGAGGTATAGGTGTTCAGTCATCTATATCAGGCACAGCTACATATTACGCAGGTGGCGGTGGCGGTGGTTCAGATGGCACAGCAGGAACAGGTGGAAATGGTGGTGGTGCAAACGGAACTGTAAATACTACTCCAGCAGGTGCAACTCCTAATACAGGTGGAGGTGGTGGTGGTAGAAATAACACAACTCCAGCAGGTGCAGGCGGTAGCGGTATCGTTATCATCTCATACGCTGGCTCACAAGCATTTAACGGTGGTCTAGTCACTACATCAGGTGGAAACACGATCCACACATTTACTTCTACAGGTGCTTTAACACCATTAACAAATAACCTAAACAACTCTTTAAGGTTTAGAAGAAGCAATAATGCTTACTTATCAAGAACTCCTACAGTTGCTGGTAACCAAAAAACATGGACATATAGTGCATGGGTTAAACGAGGTTTATTAGGAAGCATTCAAGATATTTGGCACGCAAACGGTCCAAGCACAACTGAAAACGACTACTTTGCTTTTGATAGTGATACTTTACAATTTAGAATTAAAAACAGTAATGTTGTAGTTTGTGAATTAATTACAACACAAGTATTTAGAGATCCAAGTGCGTGGTATCACATTGTAGCTGTGTGGGACTCTACTCAAGCAACTGCTGCTAATAGAGTTAAATTGTATGTAAATGGAAACCAAATAACAGCGTTTTCTACTGCTACATATCCATCACAAAATACCGAAACAAGTTCTTATAATAATACTGTTTTACATACTATTGGAACTCAATGGTATAACTCAACATTAAGTAATTATCTTGATGGCTACATGACTGACATTAACTTCATTGACGGTCAAGCCCTAGAACCCTATTACTTCGGCAACAATGATGCTAATGGTGTATGGAAACCTATCCAATATAAAGGCACATACGGAACTAATGGTTTCTACCTAACATTTGGCAACACAACATCCACTACAACATTAGGCTATGACTCATCCCCTAATGGCAATAATTGGACTTGTAACAATATTAGCTTAACTGCTGGTGTCACTTATGATGCTATGACAGATGTGCCTACTAATACAAGTGCGACTGTGGCTAATTACTGCACACTTAATCCTTTAGATAAAGGAACTTCTGGAACTTTAGATAGAGCAAATTTACAATGGTCATCTGGTGCTTCTTGGCAGTCTGCTCGTGGAACAATGACTATACCATCTGGTAAGTTTTATTTTGAAGGCATTATAACTTCAACAACATCTGGTTCTATAGGCGTCAATTTTGGTTTAGCTACAGCAGCTAACCCATTAAATGTTGGTGGTAATAGTAATACAGCTTCATATAGTGTAGATGCAACATCATCATCTAATGTTCTTACTGCTGGTTCTCAATCTGGTTCTGGTTCTGTTTTTACTGCTGGTGATGTTTTACAATATGCTATAGATAGAGATAATAATAGAGCATGGTTTGGTAGAAATAATACTTGGTATAACTCAACTCTTGCAGCTACTGGCGACCCTGTTGCTGGCACTAATGCTACATGGTCATCATTACCAGCTGACTTATTTCCTTTTATTAATACATATAGTCAAACAGTTAATTTTAACTTTGGTCAAAGACCATTCTCATACACACCACCTACAGGCTATGTAGCACTAAACACATTTAACCTTCCTACACCTACTATATTGCAAGGTAATAAGTATATGGATGCAACATTGTGGACAGGTAATGGTTCACTTTCTAGAACAATTACTAATGCAGCTGGATTTAAACCTGATTTAATTTGGAATAAAGATAGAACAACTGCTTATAGTCATAGAATTGTAGATTCTGTTCGTGGCGTTAGAAAAGAACTATATTCAAATACTACAGAACAAGAATTAGACCAATGGTCAACTTATGGTTCAGTTAATAGTTTTGATTCTAATGGATTTACTCTTACAACTGGTGGAACTGCTGGAAACTTTATTTCTAATTTAAATGGTGATGCACAAGTAGCTTGGCAATGGCAAGCTGGTCAAGGTTCAACATCATCTAACACAAGTGGTTCTATTACATCTACTGTATCTGTAAACACAACTGCTGGGTTTAGTATTGTGACTTATACAGGTAATGGTAGTTCACCAGTAACAATTGGACATGGTTTGGGAGTAGCTCCTAAATTTATTATCATTAAAGATAGAAGCGTAGTATCTAGTTGGGTAGTACAGCACACATCTTTAGGATGGACTCAAGGGTTTTTAGGAATAACTACAGCTGCTGCAAGTACAAGTACTTTATTTTCAAACAATACAGCTCCTACAAGTAGTGTTTTTACAGTAGGTGGATACTCAAACAATAATACTGAAAACTATGTAGCCTATTGCTGGGCAGAAATAGCAGGTTATTCAAAATTTGGTTCGTATGCTGGTAATTCATCAACTGACGGACCATTTATATATCTTGGCTTCAGACCTAAATTTGTAATATTTAAAGACTATTCAAATGCTCATAGTTGGATAATGGTTGATTCATCAAGAAATACATATAATGTAGCTGGTGACTATTTAAGAGCAGAAAGTTCTGCAGTTGAAAATGCAACTTATTCTGTAGCTAATAATACTGCTGTTGACTTCTTGTCTAATGGATTTAAATTAAGAAATGCTGCAGTAAATAGTGGTGAAAATAATGGTTCATCTAATTATTTATATATGGCATGGGCTGAAAACCCATTCAAAAATAGTAACGCAAGATAACAGGAGAAAACATGGCACATTTTGCACAATTAAACGATGAGAACTTGGTCACCCAAATCATAGTAGTAGCTAATGAAGATACAGCAGATAAAGATGGTGTAGAGAACGAAGCCATTGGTATTGCTTTTTGCACTAATCTTTTAGGTGGTCGCTGGGTTCAAACATCATACAACGCTAAAATCAGAAAAAACTATGCTGGTATTGGTTACAAGTATGATGCTGACCTAGACGCTTTCATTCCACCACAACCCTATGCTTCATGGACATTAAACGCTGATGCACAATGGGAAGCACCAACACCAT